ATCCGGCTCCATGACGAGAGACAATAGGTACTAATTTTCTATTGCCAGCATTTGGCCCATCTTCAGCTAATTCTTCTGGAGACTTAGATTTAAAAATAGTAAATGAAGTACATAGCCAAATCAAACGGTCGGAACCGCTGACAGCATCTGTGCTTTCTTTTGTTATGCCATCTCTATTTAATTGCACGAACGATAAACATGGAATATCTAATTTAACACATAAATTATGTAGAGATGTGATTTGAAATCCAAGAGCTTGATATTCTTGTACATTATTTGTTATTGATTCTGATGACATTAATTTAAGATAATCATATATAATAACACACTCGTTTGTTTTACCATCTTGTCCCATCTTTACTTCTTGCATGACCCATCTTCTTATGAGATTTAGAATATTCTCAAAGGGTTTTCCCGCTACGCTGATATAACTATATGGTACAGTTGATAATTTTTGCATAGCTTCTCTTACTTTTGTTTGTTTTTCTTCGTCTTCTACGAATTTTCCAGTTGCTATTTCATTAATAGGAACCCCGCTCATATTAGCTAGTAATCTGTTTAGATGGTCCTCCTTAGACATTTCTGTATCTAATACTAATACTGGTATTCCAATAGATGAAACATTTAGAGCAACGTTATCAGCAAATACAGACTTTCCAACCTTTGGTCTAGCGGCTATTAAGTCTACGCATTTTCTTCTTAATCCACCACCTATAGCTTCATCAAACTTAGCAAATCCAGTTGGGATACCTATTATGTCGCATTGATTAGTTTCTAGATATGTTATGTAATCTTCAATCTTATTTCCTATCTTTGATGGTGTTTCTCCACCATCATCTTCTCTTAGGAAATCTGTAACGGGATTTTCTAGAATTTGAACTATATCATTGATGCTTTCACTACCATCTACTTTGTCTATTTCCTGACTAATGGATGATGTTAAATATTTAATCTTTCTTGCAAATTCAAATTTTTTGATTTGTATAGCAAAATTGAATATATTTTCTTTATTAATTGGAAAATCAAATAAAGACTTAATGTATTTCAGTTCTTGTTTTGTATTTATAATATCATCAAATTTTAATAATTTTGCAGCAGCTAATATAGATGCTAAGTCTACAGATTGATCATTAGACATTAAATGTTCTATGCACTTATAGAGCATTTGATTGTTTGGATTAGAAAATGTTTCAGACGATATAATATTAGATATGCGTAGATATCCATCTATACCGTGCTGCAATAAGCCCGATAGTACCGCTCTTTCAGATCCAACATCACTAAGTTTATCTTCTATCATTTTTTACTAGCGCACCTGTCGCATCTATTGTATTCACCAAAAACAAATCTTTTATCTGTTTCAAACTTTTTATTGCATATGTGACATTGTAATTCTACTTTAGTTGGAGGCTTTCTTGTTCTAGGTGTTGGTGGTTTAATTTCTGGCGTTATAATATCTTTAGCTTCACCAGTATCTTTCCATAGATTTTCTCTAGCCCTAACTGGTTCTTTTCTTTTTTTGTTTATGCTATTAGACTGTTGTTTCATAGTAAAATCTTCACTTATTATGTTTTTAGTTTGTTCTTTTACTTCTGGATCAACATGAGCTAGTACTATATTTTTGTCTTTATTGAGAGCTTCTAGTAAAGCTTGTTTTTGTTCTTCACTTAATGTATCTACAAAATTTTTCATACTCATAGTCTTTTACCTTTCTCTAACAAAATATCTGCTTTTCTCTTTAATTCGTATACTTTGCCTTCTAGGCTTTGTAATCTTGCGTGAGCTATTTGTCTATAATTATCTATAGATCTAGCATACTCATTATCTGTTATAATAAGCTGTATTTTAGCTTCATGTTTAGTATATTGACCAAATCTATCATTATTTTTTGCTACCATTTTCTCTAATTGGTCTGTGCATAGATCGTAAACAATTTTCTGTCGATTGTATTGATCTTGTATGTATGAGGAATAACTATAGAGCAAGTAAGCGGTATCAAAATTCTCTTCTTTTGTTAATTTCTTAAGATTTTCATCTGATAGATCTGACACTACTAAGAATTCTTCTCTAAAATTAGAAAATTTAGTATTTGTTTCATTTATAAAATCATCTAGTTTAGTTATAAAGTCTTCTATAGTTTCTTTAGCTGTTTTCAATTTGTATTCTCCAAGCGTCATCACAGTCAGAATATTTTAAGATAATAAGATCAATATTGTTTAAGTGGCACCACTCTATTTTATCCTCATCCTTGCCTTTTGCCAATAAAAAATCTGCCATATTCTTATGGAAAAACGGATTATATTCATAATGCTGTTGCCCATGAACCTCAAAAGCTTTTTTGATTTGTGGTATATAAAAATCTAAATATAAGACTCCTTTACGATGTTTAGCTGTACTTCCAGGAAGTTTAACTTCTTCCAGAATTCTATAGCTATGATATATTTCTCTGAGTAAATTTCTAGATCTCAAATGATATTTGGATCTAGCTCTTGTATTATCTTTTTTAACATCGTATTTAGATAAATTCCACACATACTCTTTTCCATTTATTCCAAAGACTTTCATTATTAGTACAACTCTTTAATCTTCTTATAGATAAATTGTGCAATTATTGAATTATTGGTTAAAAACTCACACACATTATTAGATCCTTGAAACTTAAAAAATCTTTCTATTTCTTCTGGCTTTTTCTCAATTTGATTTTTAGTCAGAATATCATCAATGATGGGGTCTTGAGCATTTTCTACAGCGCACTGTATTGTATACCAAGCTCCACTTGATTTGATTAATCTGAATTCACATGCTATTTGCATAATTTCTTGTATTTCATCAACACCAATACCATATCTTATCCAACTTTCTGCCGTGCTATTTGGTCTTCCTCCAGCATTAGATGTTTTGATAGACCAGTTAGCTATCTGCCCAACGTGAGGACCGGTATCTTTTGGTATTTGCCACTTACCACGATGCGTTATAACCATGTTTGTGCCAGCTTGATATTGTAACATGTTACCACAATCCGCCATTTTTTGTGGGGCATATGGAGATCCGCCAGTATTTGCTATATTGTGAGTAATACAAATTAGCATTGTCTTGTTTTTCATAAGCGTTCCGCTTATTCTCTTAAAGAACATGGATAATAATCTAGGTAACGCATTACGTACACCAGTTCTTACTTCTCCCTCCAGTTCACAGGCTGGAACCATGTTTGATAGTGAATCGGCAATTATTAGACATCCTGAATCATTGTTAATATAATATTCTATGATGTTAAGAAAATCTTCAGCAGATAATATTCTATCATCAGTAGATTCTATTATTAATATAGCTTCTGGATCTAAGCCCTTAATCCCATCAAAGTTTTGTCTGGATAATCTACCTTCGGTATTTACATATATCACACGCTTGCCAATGGCTTGACACTTAGAAGCAAAATGCAAAGCTGTAGTAGTCTTTCCACTCTTAGGATCGCCCGTCATTACAATAACAGATCCCTCTCTAAGACCTCCACCTAGAGCAATATCTAAAGCTGGGGATACGCCAATTACTTCCAAGCTATTAATTGATTCTAACACTTCTGTTCCACTTCTAACAACATCGCCATATTTGCTAATAATGGAACTACTTACGCTATCTTCTGCAAATTTTGTTGATCCACCCTTCTTTTTGCTCATAAGTTCCTCAGTTGGTTAATATTTGTTTTATCGTTGTTCATATATTGAGATCTTCTAATTTGTACATCTTGTTTATTTTCAACAATATCAATGTCTGCCATGTCTACTTTTTTAGACTCTTCTAGAATCTTTTTATGATACATCGCAACAATTTTTTCTGCAAGTGGATTTATTTTATATCCACGCCCATCCTGTATACCAAGTACTAACAACTTATCAAACTCTCTAGAATGTATTGCTTTTAATACTGACTCTTCGCTATACTTATTTTTTAAAGCTCTTGCGGCATTAAACTGTTTCATCCAGATCCAGTGATTTGGATCTCCCTTAGTCCAAAACTTATAAGCTGGTTTACCTAGATTAAGTTTTTCTGCTCTTCTTAATACAATATATTCTGCAACATATGCTTCAAAAGTACAATATTCACCAGTATGAATATGTTTGTATTTATGAGTTTCTGACCACTGCTGCTGACATTTTTGACTAAATAATTCTGGCTTTTCAACTTGTTTTCTTGGCATTATATATAATAGCCTCTATAAAGCAATCCTGTTCTGTGCTATACGATATCGGACTTTCTAACAATTCTGGTACACTAAATGTTTTTTTGGTTATGATTTTATTTTTAAGTGTGCCAATTACAATATTCTTTTTATTTATACCACCCATCCAACCAGTTACGGAATTAATGCAATATATACCATCAGAATCATGAGAAATATCATAGTCAACAATATGTGATCTGAACTGAAGAGATATTCTACTTATATACTTATTATTGGTTGTGCAGA